CTGCCGGTGGTGTTGCCAGCTGGCGGTGGCGGGCTGACGGACAACGAGCTGCGGGCCACGCCTGTAGAAGTGATCAACACCAGCCCAGCATTCATGCGTGCGGGCTTTGCTGAAGTCGGCAGCGGGATCGTCGGCAAAGCGGCTGAGGAGTTCACCCTGCTGCAGACGGGCAGCGGCATGACGGTGAACCAGTCGGCCGGGAACCTTGTTATCACGACCGGCACCACCGCCAACAGCGAGACGGTGATCCGCTCGATTGATACGTTCTCAGGCTCATTGCTGGCACGCCTGAAGGTGATCCTGTCTCAGAGGATCGCCAACCAGACATTCAGGTTTGAGCTGGCTGATTTGATTGGTGCGGCGCTGTCCTACACAATCAACAGCGCCACCAGCGTCACAGTCACTTTCCCCACCACCAACCCGTTCACAGCGGCCAATGTCGGCCAGAGCGTGCGACTGTCGCAAATCACTGGCGCCGCTGGCATCCCAGGCCGCTATGCCATTGCCAGCGTCTCAGGGCTCACAGTGAACTTCACCGTTGCAGCATGGCCGGCATCCGGCAGCGGCACCCTGACCCTGTACGGCTGGAACTACATCCAGTTGGAGTACAGCGGCACCACTGCGACCAATGCCAGCTTCGACGCACAGCGCCGCGGCTGGAACAGTGGCAACACCACCGCCACAATCAACACCACTGCATCGCCTGGCCATGTTGGGCAGATCAACTTCGACGTATTCACGGCCGGATTCTCCGATGCGCTGGTGGCCAGTAACACCGGCTATCAATGGACAAACCGAGCCAGCAGGATCGAGAACGTTCCTGATCCTGAGACGGTGCTGTACCTGTTCATCGTGGTGCAGAACGGCAGCACTGCGCCGGCCAGCACCACCACACTGACAACCGGATTCATTCAGATTGAGGATCAGGGACGGCAGAAGATTCGAGTAGCCAGTAGCGATCCTGTCGGCAGCCATGCGCTGCCGGTCCAGGTGCTGGGCGGTGCGTTGGGCACCCAGCCGGTGAGCGGCACCGTCACCGCCAACATCGGCACCGGCACCGTCGCAGCCGTCACCTCTGCCAACCTGGCGCTGCCGGGCATCATCGCGGATGTGGCCTCAGCCGCGTTGACAACAACCACGACCACGGCGGCATTCACGCCGACATTTGGCACCAGCTACAGCGTCAGCATCCCGGTCACCGCAGTCACAGGCACCACGCCAACGCTGGATGTGGCCATCGAGGAATCTGACGATTCGGGCGGCAACTGGTTCAAGGTCTACGACTTCCCGAGGATTACGGGCACAGGCATGTACCGCTCACCGCTGATCAGGATTGTCGGCAACCGGGTGCGATACGTGCAGACCGTGGGCGGCACCAGCCCGAGCTTCACCAGGGCGATCAACCGCCTGCAGAACAGCAACAGCTCCGAAGCCGTGCGCCAGCTGATCGACCGCTCGATCGTGCTGACCACGCTCAACTCGACGACGCCCAGCCTCGACACCAGGGATGCCGGCAACCGCGCCCAGCTGGTGGTTAACGTCGGCGCAATCACCACCACGGCACCAGCGCTCCAGATGGAGGGCAGCGACGACAACGGCGCCAGCTGGTACGCAATCGGCACCCCGCTCACCGCTGTGGCCAGCTCCACGGTGCAGCTGACGGTGGTGGACATCAACGCTGCGCTGATGCGCGTCAGGGTGAGCACCGCCGGCTCAGGCGTCACCGCTGGCTACGTCATGATCAAGGCACACGACTGATGAGCAGCAAACGAGAGCAGATCCTGGCGCGCGTTGAAACGCTGCTGATCAACACCAGCGGTGTCGATGGTCGCGTCTTCCGCAGCAGGCAGCAGGCCTTCAGCCGAGACGAAGCGCCAGCCATCGTGATCGAGCCTGGCCGTGATTCCCCCAGCGTGGTGAACACCTGCAAGCTGGAATGGTCGCTGGATGTGCTGGTCGCCATCTATGCACGCGGCGTGGTGCCGCACCAGCAGGCCGATCCGATCGTTGTGGCCATGCACAACGAGCTGATGGGTGATCGCTCCTTAGGCGGCCTGGTGATCGACATGGTGCCGACTGGCGTGGATCCACAATTTGATCGCGCTGATTTCTCCACCCTCTGGCTGGTCTGCACCTACCAGGTGAGATACCGCACCAGCATCAGTGACCTGGAAGCCTGAGGCAATCCATAGCCTGAGCGTGGCGATTCGCGCCTGTACGTGAGCACCCCTAAACCGCTCCCTCCGTTCCCATCTGCCGGCGGCACTTATGTGCTGAACGACAAAGGAACCGAATGGCTGCTGGAGCAGCAAACCGCTGCACCGTCCCCTGAAATCCTGAACCCACAGACCGATGGCACTGACGCGCAATCGCCTGCTGCTGGCGAAATCTGAATCGAGCTATGGCGTGGTGCCGTCACCTGCGCCAGCCGGTACTGATGCGGTACTGATCAGCAACCTCGAGGTGTCGCCGCTTCAGCTGGAGCTGAAAGACCGCGAGCTGGTGCAGGGCTACCTGGGCAATTCGGCGCAGGTGGTGGGGCAGACCAGCGTTGGCGTGAACTTCAGCGTGGAGCTGGCAGGCAGCGGCACTGCAGGCACTGCACCGCGCTGGGGCTCACTGATGAAGGCATGTGGGTTCTCGGAGACTGTTGTCACCAGTACCAGCGTTACCTATGCGCCAGTGAGCAGCAGCTTCAGCAGCGTGGCGCTGGACTTCAGGAACGATGGCATCAAGCACCTGATCTTGGGCGTGCGCGGCAATGTGGCGATTGAAATGAGTGCCAGTGAAATTCCTAAGTTGAATTTCACTTTCATGGGGATTTATGCGGCGCCAACTTCTACAGCAAATCCGGCAACAACATTTACCAATCAATCAACGCCGGCCGCAGTCAATGCCGACAGCACCACCAGCGTTAGCGTGCATAGCTACTCCGCGTGCATGAATGCGTTTAGCCTTGATATGGCGAACAATATGGTGTTCCGCCAGTTGGCAGGTTGCACAAAGCAAGTCATGATTACGGATCGCGCGCCAAGCGGCTCGATCACGGTTGAACTTCCTGCGCTTGGCACAAAGGATTTTTATACCATCGCAGCTGCGCAGACTGCTGGCGCCATCAGCTTCCAGCATGGCCAAACCGCTGGCAACATTGCCACATTCACGGCCAGCAACTGCGCATTTGATTCACCAACGCTGGAAGACGGTGATGGTATTCAGCACATTGTGCTGCCATTCCGTCCGCTGCCTGGCAGCAGCGGTAACGATGAAGTTTCCATTGCGCTGACCTGATGGGTTTCATCCTTGAGCAAACGCCGACCTTCTCCTGGCCGATCACGATTCGGGAGCAGGTAGACAACGGCCGCTACCGCACGCATACGTTCGAGGCAGTCTTCAAGCGGCTGCCGCAAAGCAGGCTGGAGGATCTTGCAATCAACTTCCAGCAGCTGCGCCATGCCGTCAAGAATGACGACCTGATTGATCGGATCCCCACCAGGGAGATTGCCAGCGAGATCCTGGTGGGTTGGAGCGGCATCTTCGAGGCCGACAACACCACGCAGATCCCGTACTCCGAGGAGACGAAGGCGCAGCTGCTGGAGGTGGCCACTGTTGCTGAGATGTTGGTGCAGACCTACATCGAAAGCGTGGAGAAGGCCAAGGCAAAAAACTGACTGGCGCCGTGGATCACCTATTCCGCGGCGAGAAGGCAAACGATGACCTGCTGGCTGACGCAGCAGAGTATGGCATCGAGCTGCCGGAGGCTATGTTTGCGCCGCAGCATTTCAAGCTGTGGCCTGAACATGCTGAGGTGGTCGATCTGTTCCTGCGCTGCATGACGCAGTGGCGCCCTACCAGCAATGGCGTGATCGGTCTGGACTATGGCGTGGTGCTGCAGCTTGCTAGCCTGTATAAGATCAGCGACCCGGCCGTAGTGCTGGAGGATTTGCAGGTGATGGAACTGCACGCCAGGGCGCAGATCAACAAGCAGTTGGAGAAGCGCTGATGGCCGTGATGGAA